GCTCCACTTGCCTTTCCTTTAATATGTGTAGGAATTGATAATGTAATAGGTTCATTCAGAACAAATTCATTATACATCTGAATATCGTATAATGAAATATCCCATTCATTGAGATTTTTTACACTTTCATTGTAAATTCCTGATTCTAAAGCAAAGTCGTAAACCCTTGCTAATCCAATTTCTTTTCCTGGAGCAGTAATCTGAGATGTACCAACTCTAGAATCTCTAAGACTTACTATGTAAGATCCATCTACTTCTAAAGCAGGAGCACCATAAACTCTATTTAAAGTAAATGAAGAACCGGTTGAAAAGTTAATAAACTGATTTTTAAGATCTTTCGTAGTTCTAGGTTTTGCAAAGTCTAAAAGTTGAGTTCCAAGGCTTTCTACTTCATAACCCTGAACGTATGCCTTCCCTGGAGATATTTTATAAACTCCAAGTTGTTGGTCTGCCTTAAGTCCCTGGGAAGTAATCTCACCCGGAGAATAAATTCCATCATTACCCTTTAGATCATTTAAAGATTCTCTTACTTCGACTACAAATGGTTTTACATAATAGTTTCCAGATTCATCATAAGTTCTTCTGGCAAACTCTTTTGCAATCTCATCATATTGAGCATTTCTATTAAGTTTTCTAAGTTCTCCACCAAGAATTCTGAAAATTTCAATATAATTTTTATCAGATACCGAGTTTATATCATTTCGAGTAATCGGTCTTTTTGTAAGATTAGTTGTAATTCGTAATCTGTCTGCTCCAGGAGCTGCAAAATTAGAAAATCCTCTTGCATTGTCATATAAAGTAGGATCATCATCTGCGGTGATTAATTCCTCAAATATTTCAAATCCAGCACTATAAGATGGCGTGGATGTATTCCACCCTAAGATGATTTCTTGAGTCGGAACAGTTATAAAATATCCACGAATAAAATATACACCTTCATTTACAGTAAGAGCAGAACCAATTACATTTGCAACTTGACTTGTTGTAGTGCAAAAAGCCTGTCCTGCATTTATCTGAGATAAAGATGAAAATCCAGGAGAAACTACAAACTCAGTGAGTAAATTTTCTCCACTTTCAAATGCAGTCGATCCTGATTGAAAAGTGCAATATAAAACTGTAGATGGGTTGCTATCTTCACCTGCTTTTAAGATATGTACGACTCTTGCCCTAGTACCTGACCTTTCACCTACAATATCTTTGTATAGTAAATTATCAATATAACTATCAACAGTAAGGCCATTAAAGGTAGGATTAATTATTACTCCTTGTAGTTGGCCGTTATAATCTATGCCCCCAGGAATTACTAATGAGCCCTCTTTAAAAATATGATTTCCAAAGGTTTCAATTTGATTTTGAAGTATGGACTGAAGACCAGTTAGTTCTCTTGCCTGTACTGGTTGTCCGGGTTTAAAAAGAACCTTATAAAAGTTCTTATTCGCATCAAAATCATCAAAATATGGAGATACATTGAGATTAGTTTCTTGAGGCATAATTTTTTAGAATTGCAAAATAACTTTTATATCTTCTTTTTGGTTTTGAGACCTAGTTATTGAAGGTCTGTTATCCACATAAATTATGTTTCCAGATGATTTTTTAACTTCTGGATTAGACACTCCATTCACAAAGGATTGTCCCAAGTAATAATTTCTATTATTTATAGTGGTGGTTACCCCAGTAAATGAAGTTTCAATTCCTAGGTTTGAAGAACCGCCAGTAATCGTAACACTTCCTCCTGTAGATGGAGAAGCAGTAAATCGATTTAATCCAAATCCATACACAGGAGAACTATTTTGGGTTCCATCGGTGTTAAATCCGACGAAAGTTCTATCTTGCCAATATTTAAGAACTCCAGTATTTTGATTGTAAGAAATAACTCTTCCAACTGCAGTTATTCCAGTTCCAACTGTTTGGAAAATCCTTGAATCTGGATTAAATGTGGTTGTACTATAAGCTACACCGGTTAATTTGAGCGCATAAGCAGAACTTGCTTTATCTACATCAAGTATTGAGTTTGTTCCAAACGCTTCTGGATTTTGAACTAAACCAATTCTTGCTACCTGATTACCTGTTATAAAATCTGGATTTTGAATATCATTTTCAATCCTAGAATAAACTAGAACGTTAAATGCACCAAGTTCTCTATAAATATCTGCTCCATGCCCTCCTTTAGGTGGAACAATTACATCAAATGTGGGTCTGGTTGTCCCAGTCGGTACTCCGCCAGTTTCTAAGTCTACAGTTCCAAATGTATATCCGGAACCACCATTTGAAATAGTTATAGACTCAACCTTTGATTCACTATTGACAATAATAGTTGCTTCAGCACCAACTCCATCACCTTTAATTGGAACTCTACTATAAACTCTATTTGCAGTTCCAACGCCAACACCACGATTGGTAATTGTTATAACTTTTAACTGTCCGCTTGTTGAAGCATTATTTCTAACTGCAAAATCTCTATCACTTGTTTCCCAATCAATAGGAACTGGTATATAATCAGTTGAATCAAATTTTACAATTTCACTGGGTTTAATTGTGTAAAGATACTTCCAAATATACCCATCTCCACTATTTCCTGCCGATCTTGGTTCTAAATCCGTGAAGGTTGGTTCATCCAATGAAGGTCTTCCATTTGGATTTTCTGGACTTACTCCATTATTCAAGCAAATATAAACGCGATAATCACTGTTTAGTACATAATAATTTGCATAATAAAGACTTGTAGATCCAGAGGGTTTCGAAGTTTTGTCGCGATTAATATCGTGACGATACATATCATAAGTTATTCCAGATGTCCAAGTGATCTTTCGGATCATTTGTCTTGCATCATCCGATCTGATTCTCTTCAAAGCTATCATTGTATCCCAATAATCATTCTCCTGATCAAAATTGTCCTTAGGTGCAGGAGGAGTCACATCCCATGTAGGAGAATAATCAGTTGCATTCGGCAATCCAATAAAAGAATAATAAGCACTGCCACTTGTGGTTATGCCAGAAACAAATCTTTTTGCATTTAGTATTCTTAATTGATCAGTTATAATTGCAGACATTTTGCAGTTTTTTATCTATTTAGTAGTTATACGGCAACCGTACTGAGGTTTCCGGAATCATCGACAATTAAACGATACCGAGTTCCATTTGATGATGTTAAAATAACACCATGGGCGGTACCAACACCAACAGAAATGTCACCACCAACAACTGATAACTTTGATGTTGGATTTGTGGTTCCAATACCAGCAGATCCAGAAATATAAGCACCACTATTAATTTGAATTAGTTGATTAGAAGTTCCTGTTGAGGTGTCAGTACCTATGAATAATGGCCCTGAAGTGAAAGTTGCAACTCCACTTACTGATAATTGCGACAATGACCCCACACCACCAATTACATTGGTCGAAATTCCAGAATTTGATGAATAGGTTGCTATTCCGGCAATATTTGAGTAGGTTGCGATTCCCGAAGTATTTGAATAAGTTGAAACACCACTTAAAGTTGCATATGATGCTGTAGTTGCATTTCCACTAAAGGTGGTAGCAGTTATAACACCAGTTGTGTTGACATTGCTAAAAACATTCACCTGGTTATTGAAAGTAGAAATACCAGAAACATTTAATTGATTTGTAAAAGTAGTTCCTGTAACTGTCACTCCAGTTCCAAGAGTTTCAAATTTTTTAGAGTTATCATGATAAAGACTTACCGACCCATCAGTTGTAGCAACTAGCATATTTTCGCCAGTTGATTTTGCAAGTGTAATTTCACTATCAGAATCTATTTGTAATCCACCAGTTCCAGCATCTCTGATTACACTTGCCGATCCATTGTGATAGATTTGGAGATCATTACTATTTCCAAAATTGGCAACTCCATTATCTTTTAGATATATGTCATTATTTCCAGTAAATGTTAAGTCGCCACTTATATTAGTTGAACTAAGTGTTGAAATGCCAATAACCCGAAGTTGAGTTGTTGATGTTCCACTTCCAGTTACATTAGCAAAAGAGGCTCCTAGAGTTCCAACACTAATATTCGGAGTTCCAGTGAGACCTTGAGAAACTGTAGAAATTCCCGAAGTTAATGCATATCCAATGCTGTTATTGAGATTTGTACCATTACCAAGAACATTATAAAGTTCATTAAAATTACTATTAATTTTAATGGCACCTACCAACATAGAATCGCCATTTCCAGCATCGGGGGCACTACCAGTGTTTATTCCTAACTTAGCCATTGATAGTTATACCTTTAGAAATATTTATCAGTTAGTGTAATTTTCATACTTTAGTGGATTCAATCTAATTACGCTAGGTGAAGTACTAATTCCATTAAATCCATTAGAAGTAAAAGATTGAGAATTGAATCTAGTTAAACCAGAAATTTTACCCCAACTATAGTCACCAAAGTAATTTGAAGTACTTATAGTTCCGCCAGAATAAGTAGTAATTCCTAAGTGATCCCAAGTGTAATATGTTGAATCGAAGAATATTGTAGATGCTCCTAATCCAATAGTGCTTATTCCCGTTGTCGGTTCTACAATTGCAAAAATTCTCTTCACATATGTACTTCCAACCCCAGCAACACTTCTATAAATCGTTTCTACTGCATTGACTTGATATATGCCATCAACATATTGAGTAGAAAGTCCAATAATTGAGTTATCATTTCTGTATGTAAAGAAATTAGTAGATGCAGATCCTACATTTGAGTTTTGTACGACAAAAAAGTCTCCAACTTGAATTTGGCTCAATGTAATTGCTGTTCCAACTATGTTGGTGTCACGTAAGAATGAATTTTGTGGAACGTATAAATCAAAAATGTTCTTATCAGAACCTGACATAGTTGAAATTCCATAACCAACTATGATTCCAAAATCTCCACTATAATTAACCTCACGAATAACTTCCACTTTTGGTTCTGGGAGTTCAATTAAAACTTGAGGTGGATTTGAAGAAGTATATCCAACTCCAGGATAATTCACAATAATATTTGATATTGTTCCAAATGGAGAAACCACTGCTGTTGCAGTTGCTCTTTGTGTGAGAGCAACGCCAATAGTATTTCCAACTATAACTGAAGGTGCATTTGATGATGTATATCCAGTACCAGAATTTGAAATTAATATTGATCCTATAGTACCTGCAGAGGAGACAACAGCGGTAGCAAATGCTGGAACTAGTGTATCCTGCTCTACAATTTTAATTGATTTCTGAGGTTTTTCTGCAGTACCATCTTGTACGTATTCATCGACACTATCAAAGAATGTCTTAACACTTTCAACATATATCACTGTAGATGAAGCACCCACATGTTCGATAATATTACTAATAGGATAAATATATGGTTCATATTGAATTCTATCCTTTGTCACTTGTTGATCGCCCATAACCATATCAAATTCTTGCTTACACCAAGTAACAGGTCTCAGTAGATTTGGATCATTTGATATTCCACTTCTAGCGTACATGTTAGTTCTAACAGCATCAGAAGAAATAATTTGAGAAACTGATCTCTCATCTTGCTTATATGATTCACTATCTGAATTTATTTGAAGACTATCTCCGGGTTTTACTGTTTCTAAAATATCAACAAGAACAGTGTCAACATCACCAGTTCCTCTATAGAAAACTAATTTTGAAGTATCGCCTTGACTTGGGGGTTCAGTAAATGTGATTATACTTCCTCCAGCAAAAGTGTACCCTTCTCCGGGTACTTGCAATACATCATTTATGAATATTAAGAGAGTTGACTCAATATCAATATTAGATCCAACCTTTTTTCTGATAGTTGTTTGGTTTCCATTAATTAAGATTGGAAACTCTATTCTTTCCCCATCAAATAAAGAATCTAGAGGATCTAATATTTGCAAATCGCCAACGGCCCATCCGGAGAAACTATCATTGTATGTCTGTTCGACAATAATTGAAAATTCTTTGAAGGTTAGATTTGGATTGGTGGGAATACCTATATTTCCACTAATTGGAATAGTTAATACTTCTCTTTGTCCGTATCTATATCCCAAATTCTTAAGTTCAAAACTAATTACACTGGATCCTTGTCCGACAATAATATCAACGTGAGCTCCAGTCCCAAAACCTGTAGGTGAAGAAGAACTATGAACTAAAGGAATATTACTGTAAGAAAGTGGAGAATCAAAAAACACATACGGTGGGTTTGATGAAGTATATCCTGCACCTGGATTTGTAATTGCAATGCTTACAATATGTCCTCCACTGACAGTAGCAGTTCCAATAAATTCAATGTTTGGACTATACAGACTAGAAGTACCGACGCCAACGTTCACAACCTGATATCCACTTCTATATCCAGAGCCGCTATTGGCAATGCTTACAGATTGAATTGTTCCAGCAACCGATACTACAGCAGTTCCTCCAGCAGAAACTAAAGGTTGATATCCAAATCCACCAGTGGAACCAACAGATACAATGATACCACCTCTTGGTATATTTGAGATATTGATGTCTGATCTAATAGAACTAGTTGTTCCAACAAAAGAAATAGTAGTAATACCACTAGATTCTTCTAGATCGTAACCACCAACAATACTTACTGCACCAGGTCTCGATGGGGTCTGGAATACTCCATTAATTAATATAATAGAATTGCTCGTAGAAACACCAGTAATGTTGTTATTATTTGAAGTTAATCTAAAATCAGTGGTTACACCATCAAATTTACTAGAAATATCATTAAATATGTAATTTTTAGAGTAAGGTTCCTGAGAAGAATTTTCTATACCAGATCTTAGGAAAACTCTTCCACTAAATTTAGAACTAGTAGTTATACCTGAATAATCTGTTTCATCAAATTTATTTGGATTTTCTAATGGAACTAATCCATGAGGTGGGTCAATGAAATGAATATTATTATCAACTATATTAAAATCACCCTCAACTTTACTTATAAGAGCACCTGATGTGTGTATTGCTAGGGTTGAACCCATCCAAGGACGTAATACAGTTACAAAATTGGTGCTTCCAATTCCTACACCAGTAAGTTTCATTATTTCATTATCAACCTTGATTAAATCTCCACCATAAAAAGATGTAATTCCAGCAAAAGTTAAAATATTTTCAAATATCTCTATATTATTAACTAATGTAGTTGTTATTGCAGTAGATACAATTGGTGATTGTATTGCATTATCAAGACTCAATACTAATTTTGAATTTTGATTTTTTGCTGAAAAATGGTGTGTAGTACCACTTCCGACGGATGTTAAATTTAAAACATTAGGAGTAGATGCCAACGCATGAGATGCAGAAGCACTTACCTGTACGTCCAAATCATTAATTTTTACAATATAGAGATTTGATGGAAGTTTATCAGTAGTTCCTATTCCTGCGATAGATGTGGTTCCTATTCCAATTGATGAACCTTGATACGAATATGTTATTTCTTCCCCAGTGACAAAATAATGTTCCGGAATACGAATTGTATTTCTAGTTACATCAACAATATCTAAACTTGATCCATCAAACTGTCTTTTGAAGATTGGTAATAAATTGTGCTTAAGTTCAAATTCTCTCTTAACATCTAGTGCTGATCCATTATATAATCCATAAGAAGAATCTAATGTTGAATTCGTGAAATCAATCATTCCAACAGTTTCATCCAATCCAATATGAATCGCAAAAATTCTAACTTCACAGTCAATATTAGCGTTTGGAGTAAACCATAAGTTTCCTGTATTTCCTACGGTATTTGCATCGAATTGTCCCAAAGAAGTGAAAGATTCACTGGTTTTTACTAATCCATATTCGGTCAAATAACTTTCCGTTCTAGAATTAGTTACAACTATTTCAGATACTTGAGAATTGCCATTAGTTAGATCCTCAACAACTGCAATGTAATATGAAGAGTTACTTACTAGATCATATTCGGATACAAGAATTCCTGTAGGAGAAGAAGTAGAAGCAATAGAAGTATGATTAGATTCTAGGAAAGTTCCACCAACAGTTCCGGTTCCAAGTCCACTAGATGAAGTGTTTGCAATAGAAACAATAACTGAATTTACATTATAATTTACTGTTGATGGGTTATCTAAAATTAGATCAAGATTTAGTTCAGAACCATTCAAGTAAGCATGGTAAGTTCCAATTCCACTAGATGCAAAAGAACTAAAATTGCCAGTAGTTAGTTGTCCGTAATCAATAAAATAAACATTGCTATCATCATGAAGTAAAGTAAATTCATTAAATTCAAAATATGATCTATCAGTAGCTCCAATTTGAACCAATACTTTTGATGCTCTATAAGTAGACGCAATACCAACAATAGTGGTAGAACCACTTCCCACTGAAATTTGAGAAGTATCTGATCTTACGGTTATTGCGTCTCCGAGATGGAGAGTACCTATACCAGATATATTATCACGAATGCCAAAAGATAGGTATTCTAGATTATAATTGTTAAGTTCACTTTTGTTCGGGAAGAATAGTAAATTAGCATCTACTCCACTAATATTAAAATCAAAATAACCTAGATCTTCTTCACTAGTAACACTTGCATATTGATTCAAGTATGCAGTAGACCCGTCATGAATCAAAGATACAAGAACTGTTTCTTTTTCATTTGGCAAGGTTCTATCAGTTATGTAAATGACATATTTTCTCGAACGAAAATCATTAACGCGGAATGAATCAATTACGCTGAACTTAGTTGATCTTGGATTACTATTAAATTGAGAACTTACATCGTCAATTTTTAATACTCTATTGCCAATGGACTCAATATAATCCTGAAGTACTTTTGATTTAAAGTTTATAGTATCTGAATAAATTTTATTATTCATAACTATATTATTTTCAGAAACTAAATCAAAATCATCAAAACAATGTAAACTCTTTACACTGTATAAATCTGCAATTCCAGTAAATTGACTATTATTAGCAGTTATTAATGTTGATAATCCAACAAAACCTGGAGTAGAATTAATTACCAGATCACTGAATTTTTTAAATCCTGCAGTATGGTTCAAGGTGCTAACACCATCTTCCCACACATCAAAAGAAATTTCTGATTTTAGTGAATATGAGAAATATTGATAATAATCACTATCTTGAATTCTTTGAGTATCTTTATTCAAGAATCCAGTTTCACTAAACCACCCATTTCTTACGATAGAAGAGGAGTCAACATTATAAGATGAATCTGATTTATAAATTTCGTCAATTATTCCACTTGCTCTTGATGATTCACCAATAATAATTTCACCCGCAGAAAAATCTTTATTTGTTGCTATTTTTAAATTATTATTTTTGGAATCCCAAAGTTGTACGGTTCCGCTTGCTGATTTTGATGATACAGTTTCTCCATTCAAGAACTCTAATTTTTTCAAAGAAATATCAAAAATAGGTAAGTATCTTTCAGGTACTACAAATCCATTAAGATTCACAGTTCCTGGCGATTCTCCAGATGAAAGATATTCCGATAAATTATAAGTAATGGACGGATTAGATCCACCAATATTAGGATCAGTGGATGTTACTGTAAATAAAGAATATCCATAATTTTCTGAGTTATATCCTCTAATTGTGGATGTAGATGAAGTAACTCCAACAGATTCTACCAAAATCTTTTCACCAATTGCAAATGGGAAAGATTCTGGATCACTATAACTTGGTTTTAAGAATATGGCGACATTTTTAGTTATTGGATCATAGGTAATAGAATTAATTCCAATACCATTTGAATTGTTTGTGGGTATTATAGATGGATTTGTGTCGTAAATTCCAGACACATTTTGATTTATTCTAACTTCACTATCACCTAAGTTATAAGATAAATCTACATCAACTACTTGTTTGTTAGTCTTTTTATCAATAACAACCAAATCTGGTGGAATTACATAATTAACTCCTTGTGAGGAAATACCAATTTTATCAAATACTGATAACGAATAAAGTTTTAAAATATTTGGTAGTTTTGCGGTTGGTCTGAGAGTATAATCTTTTGGATATGCAAATCCAATATCAACGATTTCAACCTTACTTACAGATCCAATATCAGTTCCGTTAGAATATAATAATGCACCTTTACCCTCTTCTGAGGATATTTCAGATATGGATGGTAAGGATTTATACTTGGTTCCACCAGACTCCAAATAAATGTTCTTTATTTTTCCTTTGCCTCTAAATCTCTCATATTCAAAAATTCCATTAGAGGCATTATATGAACTTTCTGGAGGAGCGAAAGGAATTGTATAACTGAATGTAGTGCTTCCTACTCCAGATATTGAAGCAGATCCTGATAATACACTGTCAACAAAAATAATTTCCCCAGCTCCATTTAACTGATCGTCAAATATAATCTCTTCTTTCGAACCAGGTAAAAGATTATTCTTTTTAGGTTCCAATCTATAATAAAGTTTATTGGGAAGTTCATTATTAAAAATCAAAGATATTGATGCTGTAGTATCAACACCAATTCTTCCGTTTTTAATTACATTAAATGATGATGAATTTGGTGTTTTGTTAAACTGTTTAACCAGAAGAGCGTCTTCGTAAATATTAAAATCAAAAGCAGAGTAATCTACAGCATTATTTTTAAAAGACAGCGAAGAGTCTGATAAATCAAAATTAACATTATTATTTTTAGTTACAACAATCTGGGGATTTATTGCCGAAATAGTACCAGAACCGGTAGATGTTATGTTTACAACTTTATTGATTGATATATCATAAAGTGACTCTGCAAGTTTAATGGAATTTTTTCCATAATTAATTACATAATAAATCTTATTATCAACTAATCCACTGACAGATGTGATTTCTCGGTATATAACACTCTGTCCTGTTTGCAATTTATGATCATTTATTGTGATTGTTTTGCTAACAGTGTCAACATTTATAGAACTAAATGATAGTTTGTTTATGCAAAGTCTTCTATTATAGTCATTATAAGATACGTATACACTTGTAGATAACTGAGGTAAAGCTGTTATTTTTATATTTTCCCTTTCAAGCAGTCCATGAGTTTCTGCAGTAGAAACATTCACAGTGTTTTTTGATATATCTGCTTTGACTGTTTTGGTTGGATTTAACCGTAAACTATGATTAACACCTGTTCCAAGACTGGTGAAATACAATAAAGTTCCAACATTTGTGGACCCAACTCCAACAAAAGTTCCCGTATTTCCTAGAGAAACAAGAACTGTCGAAATTCCAATTAGATCTTCGGATATTTTGGCAGAATATAGTATGGAGTTATTGGATAAAGTGTATGAACTGACTCCATCAGTAGAAATTGATAGTGGACTACCATTATTTGAACGATATAAAAGTTCAGTTCCAGTGGGAATTTGATGACCTGGAATATAAATGCTTCTCGTTGGAACAAATATTGATGTTCCACCAGATCCTGGATTTGAAAAATACAGTGTTAATCCTATTCCAACTCCACTTGTAGTCCCCAATCCAACAGATTCTACTGGATTAAAATAAAATTCACTATTATCAAAGAAAGTTGCACCAATACCAGAAGAATCATATACAAATTTTGTTGGAGATTCTGTTAATGCATATCCAGCAGAATATGAAGATAATCCGGTTGTTCCGTTCTGATTTCTAAGTATTCTAACTCTAGAATTTGGAATATCAATATTCAGTATCTTAATTACTTCATTGCCAAGATAGAATAAATCATTCACCAAAGCATTTATCGGGGGATAAACGTTCATGAAAGTGACTATTCCAGTATAAGAAGCAGATCCAATTCCAGAAGAAAGAATAAGATAACTATTAACTACACCAACTCTTTGAGTTATGCTAAATTGATTTGGAATTTTTCCTGTTATAGTGAGAAAATCTCTATTTTTTAAATTCAGTTGTGAAGAAGATATTCCAACATTTCCAATCAGTTCAACATTATCTACTTGAATTGTTGCAATTGAAATTCCTGCAATATTTTTACCTTGAATACCAGAAACATAGGCCTTTGCACCTCTTCCTCCAGTTCCAGAATTATCAAATACGATTTGATCTCCTACACTATATTTTTCGCCAGGATCAATAATATCAATTGATGTTACTGATCCAGAAGATACATTAATAACTTTAGAATTCTGTTCTTTAATTTTATTAGGATCTTCTAGATATTCATAAAAACTATTATCACTATTCAAATAATATGGAGTTGTATTTCTTAAGAAAATAGTTTGATCGAGATCAAAATCATCTTGATTCAATATAGGCGAAAAATTAACTATACTAATATTTGAATAGTAGTAGTCCCCAATTGCATATGGGAATGTCGGCCTTCTATAATTTACAAATGTTCCCGATGTTTCAATATTTTCAGATACAGTTGTAAAATAAGCATATGTTCCATTAGGATATTCTGGAGTAACACAGAATCTTCCATTAGACTCGTCTAAATCGCCATTATCAGTATATTCATAATCTTCTATAAAAAACCCTTCAGGATAAAGATCTAAACTTGGTCTATTGTCTTGTATTGAAATTGAATATCCAGATTTTAAAAGTTTTGGTGTCCCACCCGAAGGATTTGAGTATCCATACGGACCATAGATTGGATTTCCATCATATGCCCATCCAATAATGGGGGAATGTAAGTCAGATAAAGTTTCGCTGCCATTTTGGATATTAAGATCTGGAATGTAAATAGTTCCATCTTCAGTGAACTTTTCCGCTAGTATCGATCTTCTAAGACTTCTTGGAGCATATCCATGTGAATATTCAAGTTCAAATTTACTGCTTATTGATTCTGCGATAATGCCATCATCATTTGATATTTCACCAGAAATAATATTTCTTTCAACTAAGTTAACTTGCCAAGATTTTATATTTGCATTAAATTTTGCTTCCTGGCCAGCAGAAGAAACAATCACCGTAGTTGTTGATTGCTCGTACCCCAGTCCGCCAGATACAACTTTTACTTCAACCAAAAGTCCTTCACTGACTATTGGAGCTAAGATAGCACTGGAACCTGTTGGACTTTCGATGAATATATCTGGAGGAGAATTGTAACCAGTTCCTGGATTTACAACAAAAACACTAACAATAGAACCATTCAAAATTACAGGT